TGTAACGTTGTTTGCCTACAAACGTAGCATAAAAGCCACTAATACTGGGCAAGAAAACAGCATAATCGTTTTGTGTTTCAGTAAGGTTTGTTTTCATTATTTTTGTTGTGCCGGTAGAATGTAATCGTAATTTGCCATACCGCTATCTACGCTAATTTTCATAGCGCCTTGATCTGTGATGCTCATGGTTTTATCACCATCCAAGTTCAAGATAGCAATAGTTTGTGCAACTGGCCATGCCCAAGTGTGGGTTAGTGTTCCTTCAACTCCGTGTTCAAAAGTAAATGAACCAGCATGTGTTGCTTCGTCACCAAAATAGAAGTTCAAGTTGCCATCTTCTGTTTTAACTTGGAATACAGTTTCTTCACTGTGCGCACCTGCCATAAGTTTCATACGTGCAATTGCTGCCATGCTAGGCTGGAATTCTACATTCCAACTGTTGCCTTTGAATGTTACGCTTTTCAATTTTTCTTCAATGATTGCTTTATTCATAAAGCGATAATCATTTTTAAAATCGCCTGTTGCATTTTCAAAGTGAATGTGCGTTGGCATAACTTCTCCGTTGCGTTCGTCTTGCACAACTTCGATTTTAGAATTTTCTTTGTATTCTGGATTGTTCAAGTGATAAGCAAGTTTGCCTAAATCGGGCATACCAAATACACCTGTAAATTCACCTACTGGCGAATGTGTGGTTGCATTCATAATTACACTTCGATCATCTGCCATACTTTCAATGCCAGTTTCGGCTTCTGCCGTTACTTTGAGGGTTGTGATAAAGCCAAGTTTGTGTGTATGACTTACCATATCTTGTAGAATGTCTTGCATATTTGTCTCCATTTTGTTTTAATATACTGCACTATTGCTGTAAAGTCAAGACTTATTTGTGATTGTTTTGTTGTATTCAACTGCTGCTTCAAGTGTATTTAGATTAATATTTTTATCTGCTGCCATTTTTAATAATGCACTAGTATCTTTAGGAAAGCAAAACCCGCCCCAGCCTCTTACACCATCTTCTGGCCAAACATAAGTATGACTATCACCTATGCGTTTGTCTGCTGCAACGCCAAGTCTTACACCTTGAAAACTTATTTCATTTGCATTACAAAAATCATATAATTCATTGAAAAAACTTACTTTGGTGGCTAAGAACGCATTTCTAAAATATTTTATAGCAATAGCTTCTTTTGGCGATACAATACTTAATTTAATATTAGGCCAATTATAACTGCATTGATCTCGCCAATAGTCTGTATCTCCACTTAATATTATATGATCTAAATCTTGTATGTCATTCATAAAATTTGTAGCACGTAAAAATTCAGGAGAAAAGCAAAGTTTATGTTTAGGATAATCAGTTCTAAGTTTTTGCCATCCTTCTAAACTTATAGTGCTTTTTATCATAATAGGTGTGCCTGCTTTGCACTTTGATACTACATCGTATACAGCACTCATATCACAACTGCCGTCTTCCGCTTGGGGTGTTGCAACACAGATAATTACTGCACTTGTATTTTCAAAATCTGCTGTCATGCCTTTTGCAGGATCATGTATAACAATTTCTCTACGAAAATTTTTAAATAGTAATTCGTGTGCTTTTCCTACAAAGCCATACCCTGCAATAATCATGATGCTATTTTTGCCTCCTGAAAGTAAGACAACCTTTCCCAAGTGTCTCTCCAGTTTTTAACATTAAAACAACGCTTATTGTTTAATTTATTTGCAAGAGGATAGTCGTTGCCGCCTAATTCGATTTTATCTCCAAAAAAGTATATGTCATCAATACCACTAAAATCTTCAAGGATCTGACTTTTGTCGCCTCCTTTGCGATAAATGTCAATGCCTGTTTCCCCTCCTACAGTAGCAGTTATATTGGGAAAGTCTAAATTGATTTGAAATGCTATGCTTTCACGCTCTCTATTTTGGATATCGTGCTTTATGTATAACTGCCGTTCACCTATTGTAGCATTTCTACCAACAATTGAGAAATTAATAGTGCCCATACGTTCTTCAATATGATTTCCGGTGCGCAAAGGAAAACTACTTGTTTGTAACCAACTTTCCATAAATTTGTATAACTCTTTAGGAGCGTTGAATGGTTTTGAATTTACACGTTTGCCTTTGAAATACACATCGTTTCCACTACAATTATACACAGTTACAACTGACTCGCAAATTTTTCCTCCAAGTTGTTCTACAGTTTTTGCATAATCACTGCCTGTAACCAGCCACACTTTATTACTATGCACAAAAGATTGAAAGTATTCTGCAAATTGAGGATCTATTTTTTGTCTACTTGGAGTTAATGTTCCATCAACATCAAATATAAATTTACTCGTCTTCGATTTCATAAGATGCATCTTCCCAGTAATTTATTAAATGTCTAAATCCTACTTGTAGAACACTGTATTCGTTTAGTCCTTCCATAAACTCCATAATTTCGTCTATTTGGTTTGCAGTTAATTCGTCAAAGTCTTCTACGTCATAATATCTACAAACATATTCGACAACAGACTCTACAATTTCACGTTCGAAGGCTTCTTCCCATTTGTATATTTTATTCCATTCAAAAGTCATGTCTATTCCTCACATACTCTTCTTCTTAGATCACTTGTGCTAAAGCGATGATCACGTTTGTTAAAATACAAATCTATTTCACGTTTACGGCAAATATCCTTGCCAGTAAAGTCTTTGTCTCTGTATTCTTCTCCTAATATTCTAACATCTATATGATACATTGTCAAGATATCTTCTAGGTCTTTTTCGGTGCCATACGGAATGATTTCATCCACATACTTTACACCTTTTAGCTGTGTATAACGCTCTACAATAGTTTGCACAGGAGCATTCTTTTCTTTTCTGTCGACACTTGGATCCATTTGCAATGCACAAATAAGATAATCGCATTGTTCTTTTGCTTCGCGGAGCATTTGCACATGACCTGCATGTAGTAAATCAAATGTCGAACAAGTAAATCCTACTTTCATATTTCAAACCTCAAACTTAATCCTATTTTCCAATCACTCATCATTGTTCCGGTTGCATGTATTCGATTACTAGGAAATACAAGAACATTGCCTGGCAAAAAATTATAAGCAGTGCCGCTTAGTCCAAAAAACAATTCTTTATCTCGCATTCTGTCGTCTTTTAAATACATTTCGTAAAATACATTATCAATTTCTTTATTTGTTAGATTTTTGACAGTTTTATCCTTTGATGGAAATCCTGACATCTTATTATATTCAAAGTCTGCTTCAAAATTAAAATTACCAGTCCATGTCGCAGGCACAAAATCTGCTTTGTATTGATCAAAAATAATAAATTTTTGCAGTTCACTATTGCCTGTTTTTATAGGAATTAAAACATTTACTGAGAAGATATTATTACCTGCATCTACATGCGGAAAATATGGATATTTATGTTTGTAAAAGTTATCGCCTAAGTTCTTTTCTGTGTTTATAATTTTTTCTAAATATGGTTCTAATAAATTTTTACAATGACTCCAAGGCGATTTAATTTTTACCATATGGTTGCTTAACTCATGCAAGTCTTTATTTTCTTCAAAAAACGTGTATAAATTATCTATTACACTACGTGGTAAAAAATTTTTATGTAATGTTACATCAATCATTTGGGGTCACTGTAATTTCTTTCACTTTGTGTGGCTGTTTTAAAATCCAATCAATAACTTCAACACAGTATTCTATACTCATTTTTTTATCTTCAACATCTGCAACACGTTCGCTGTCAAACCATCCAAATCTTACACTGGTTGTATATACTCCTTGATAATACAACTGTTCGTTTGCTTTGTCAATAGCATTTTTTTCTACTGCATATACATGCGGCTTATATTTGATACCATCACCCGAATTTGAACTTATGTTAATTATACGTTTATTTAGATTTGCAGCTTCATAAAGCATATAAACCTGGTTAAATCCGTCATGTTTACAATTTATAAAGATGTCACAATCTTCTAAACTATTGCAATTGCCATATTTTTCTTGTAGTGCTTTTCCTAAACCTCGGCGTGTTCCTGTGATAAAAAACTTCACTTGTCGTCCTCTGGTAATTTTATAATGTTATCGTCATTTGCAATCATTTGTTCCTTAATATCATAAACGGTTTCTGTTTTTATCATATTAATAATTGTGTTTGTTAAACTTACTTCACGTCGCAGATAACCTATTTTACGTTGTAGTTCCTCTAGTTCTTTGAGATAGTATTCAAGCTCTTGTTCTTTGCGTAATTTTTGTTCTATAAAGTCTGTAATAAGTATTAGCTTTTGTTCATCACTCATTTTATCCCCACTCAAATAAATCATTGAAGGTTGTTTTTTGTTTTGTGCTTTCTAAGTCATAGTTAAGCACGCCAATCAAGTTTCCTAGTTTGTTATCAATAATAACTTCTTCCATGGCATCACTGTCAAATGGCAATTCTTTGAACCATTCTGGCAAACGCAGTTCGTCTGTTGGATATGCAACACTTGTATAGCCTAGTGGATTTTGTTTTAGTTTACAAACAATAACTTTCATGCCATCTACAATATCTTGTGAATACTTGTCACCGTTCATACGTTTTAGTGTATTCCAGTTAATGCTTGCTCTGACATGTCCGGGCATGTTTGCTTTGCCTTGCTTTTCTTCAAGGCGCTGATAGTGTCCAATCTTGTTTGCACGTTTAGGTGAACCTTTTTCATGGCCGGGCCGTTCTTTGAATTCACGTCTAAATGCACTGATTGAATCTAGCAGTTCTTTTTCGTCTTTTAGTTCTAATACCATGTCTAGCAAACTTTTCAAATAGTCTTGCATAAACACTGGAGTATCCGAACGTTTCAAGTCCAGGCCCATAGCCTTAACTTTGCCTAGTTTTCCGTCTTTGTCTGTTCTATTGCCTTCCAAGTCATACACTCGCACTGCATAACGTTTCTTCGTAATAAACAAACCAGTGTCAGCTACAACTTCTCGACCAGCTGCAATAACTTCGCTGCGTGGACGTGGACAATGGAATGCATCACGCATGAAGTCTGGGAATGTTGTGTTTGCTTGTTCACACAGTTGGTCATACAGCGTGATGACATTGTCTTTGCCCCAAGGAATACTTCCTGCTTGTATTTCATCTTTGAGCACAGGGTATGCACTGAAGTATACAGAGTCTGTATCGCCATATATGATTGCTTTGCCTACGTGATCATATTCGCCTGTGATAATCTTATTAACTTCCGCAGCCATGTGTTTTGCAATACATCTACCAGTCAGTGTAGTTGACTGTCCGATGCGTTTATCAAAGAATCTACAACCTGGATTTAGGATAGCACCATACAAACTGTTCAAGTTAATCTTTTTAACAAGTTGCCTTTTATCCCAAAATGCTATTTCTGTTTCATTGCCTGCGTCAATTGCTTTGCGCATTTTTGCTTGCAGTTCCTTACGTTCAGCATACCAACGTTTTAGCAGTCCAGGAATAACACCTTCTACTTCTGTTGTAAAGATTGTGCCGTTAGCACTGAGCATCCAAGGTTGGTTGCTGTCAAAAATTAGTTTATAAACTTCGGCACCACTTAACACATGGCTACTGCCGTCTTCCAAGTCTAAGTGCAACGAAATATCCTTGCGTTGTTCCATCACAGCATCATATTCAAGTGTGGCAAACTTTCCTTCCCAAGCACCCGCAAATGACTTTTTTTGCAGTGTCATAGCTTCGTGTAAAAACGCTTCTGTTAAATCAGGGCGTATTTGTCCAATGATAGTTTCTGGCGCCATGTTCATTGCACGAATAATACTTGGATACAGACTGTTCAAGTCCATACTGCCAATCCACTCATGCACGCCTTTCTTTGGAAACGCAACATAAGCACCTGCTGCTGCTGTGTTGCCTTCGTGATTTACTCTGTTAGGCACTTGCATACCACGTCTATGTGCTTCGTTGACAATAGCCTGTTCAGTCACTGCAACCGCACCTGCTGTTGTTTGTAGCAGCACTGTGTTGTCGTGTGCAATCTCATTTGCAAGATCGATAAATCTCAGTTTCTTGTCTAGTTTGTCAAGTAGTGCAACGTCTTGTCTGTTGTATTCAATAAACTTTTCGAAGTCGTTATTGTAAAGTTGATCAAGTGTGCCTTCATACACAGTCTTGTTCTCGCCAACTTCCATTTCACCAATAGCATCTAGTCTATATGTGTGACGTTCTTCATATGTATACTTGCGATACAAGTTGAGATAGTCCATATGCACTCTACCAATAGTGTCATATGTTTCGCTCATCTTACCAAACTTTTCATATTCTCTACGCTTGGGCAACTGTCCCCATAAACAAAAACGTCTTGTGTCATCTTTGCTCAATACACGTTGTATTCTGTTGATAGTATATGGAACGTCATAACCTTCACTGTTCCAACCGCTGTGAATATCTGCATCCTCAATCAAGTCAAGGAATGCTTCAAGCATATCACACTCGCCTTGTTTGCTATTAGGAAACAGTATACATTCTTCACCCCAACGACTTTTACACATAGCGTTTGCTTCATCAAAGTCCATGCCTTTGGGTGGCATTGCAACTGTAATCAACATGTCTAGCCATTGCAAATGCACTGTAATTGCAGTGATTGGCATAAAAGGATCTTCTACTGGAGCAAAGCCTCTATCCGGATCAAAGTCAGTCTCAATATCCCAAAACGCCACGTTCAACTTTGGTGCATCTTGGTTCAAGTAGTTTTCACTTAAACACTGGAAAATTGGATTCACATCGCTTTCAAACATTCTCTTGCCTTTGTTAATAGCAAGTTCTTTGCGAAAGTCTTTTGTGTTCTTACAAACCACACGTTGCAGTTGATCGCCAAAGATACTTTTGTATTTGCCACGTGGATCTTCATAGTAGAATGTGTATTTTGCTTGATATTCATTGTAAACACGTTTACCATCCTTGCGTTCTACAGCACGAATAATATCAGCGTCTCTATCAAAAAAAGCATCAACGTATGGCATTATATCTCCTTACCACCAACCCCAAGCTACACCATTTCCATATATGTTGTTGAAAAAGAACACAGTCATTAGCACTAATGGAAATGCAAGATTACGTTTATAATTAGTATATAGCCCACATGCTGTTCCAAAAAAGAAAAACGGATAGATCCAACGCATGTCAGGATCAGCTGCATTTATACTCAATGAGAAACTAGCAATAAGAACACTAACGGCACTGGCCATTTCTATGTAGAACAAACGTGGATTCAATGCGTGGCTACGCTTGAAAAAATCTATGATACTACGCATCTTTGTCGTAACCTGTGGTTGCAACAATAGTTTCTAAATCTTCAAACTCATCTTGCACACGACTCCAGTCACGCTTTTGTGCTACTTTAATTGCTTTGTTAATAAGACTAGTTTTTACATTGAGTTCTTCTGCAACTGCTTTTACAGTTTCTTTCAATCCTGCTTGTAAATCTTCAATTTCTTGTAATACTGTAACGCCTTCACGGACAAGACGTTCTAGCTTGGCCTTTTCGTCAGGGCCATAAACTCTATCGCTCATGCAATACTCCTTGATTATTTGTTATATTATAATTGGATCAGGGCCAAAAGTCAAGTGTTAAAAACCTTTTTATTATCAAACGCTCTTTCCCATCCAAAGAACTGTGCTTTATAATCGCTATGATCATCACTAGACAAGTTTTCCCATTCGTCTTTTCGCTTCCACAACTGTAAAGCACCATCATACCAATCAGTGTTGTCTATTATGTTTTCTAGTCGTTGTTTTGCATCATAGGCGTCTTCTAAAATATCAAAGTCTTGTTCGATATGTATTACCTCCATAACAACTTCATGTGTAACATAATCTAAAGAAAAGTCAATACCCCATTTTGGTTTTATGTTTAATAATTTTTGTAGTATAGGACGGTTACGACAAACGTCTTGTATTTGTTCTCTTGCTTGGTCTGCAAAAGCATAACGAGTCAACAACATGCAATGGTCTAAAACAAGTCCATGTTCACTTTGTTCAATGTCTCTATACCATTCTTGAACTGGTGCTATGTGAAATTGTATTTCTCTGTTTAGTTCTACCCCATTTGCTTCATAGTGTAAGTGTTCAAGTGGGGTTGGAACTTCGTATCCGTCTTTGTCAAAGTCTTTAAAAGGCAAAGTTTCAACCAATTGTTTCTGTATGGGCTTAGTAAGGTAAGGATAATCAGTAAATTCAGGGTTTAAATTTACCAAATTCATTATTCTCCCCAGCCTCCTACTTTAAGAACTTTTTGTCTCCATTCATAAATGTAGTTTGCTAGTTCTCTGTATGGCTCTGGTAATTCGTCCATAGCATCTACATTTGGAAATGCATTTAGTATAACTTCTAAGAATGGTAACAATACTTCTGACCAGTAGTTTGTCATATTTGCTATTTGATTGCCACCTTCCTCGCCTGGTGCTGGATCCATTTTACTTTCTCCCCAAGCATCAAAAGCACGATAGAAAGCGTCAAACACTGGCTGTAGTTCATTCTGATCCATTGTTGACAAATCATTACCGGCTAGCGTATTTCTTAATTCTAAGTAGGCATTATTTGCTGCTTCTGGAACACTGAACTCTTGTGCTCTTGCATAATCTGCACCAATTGCATCAGCAAGCGTTTTAACAAAGTCACTACTCCATCTGCCTTCTTGTCTTACATCGTTGAATAAATTTCCATTGTAGAAAGTATTTACCCAGTTATATGTAGTTCTGTCTTTAATTGTAGAAACCAATGCTAGTAACAGTTCTTCGTTGGTGCCGCCGGTGATCCTTCTCTCTAACCAGTTTTCGCCTTCAAAACTTTCTTCTATCAAATCAACAATTACACTAGGCGCTGCTATTGCTACATCATCATCCAATGCACGTATTAACATAGCAAAAGGTGCATCATTATCTGGGAATGTGCCTTGCAGTAAAAGAGATTTAAGAGCTTCCTCTCCGTTATAGAATAGATCAGGATATTTTCCTTCTTCTATTCTAAATCCGTTGTAGATTTTGTCTTTGTAATATTCTTTGCTATTTGGTTTTGCAGCCAATTCTTCCATTGCAGCAGCAACTATGTCTTTTCTGTCATCGGCCATTCTTGTAATCAAATCACGATCTGTATCATTTAAATTTGTCTGTAAATCTGACGCTGGCAGTGTCCTTCCGCCTAAGCCTTCTAATTGATACCTACGATCAAATGTTATCGCTGCATTGCCTCTATTATCTTCCGTTCCGTCGCCTACCAGCCACAATCTATCGCTTTCTAATATATCAACTATGCGCTGTGTCATTTCTGAATCCGACGACCCAGCATTGGCAAGCACTGCTAATTCTGCCATTATTTCACGTAGTCTTGCCCCGCCGAGATCTAACGATACACTATCAAAAGGTTCTTGATTGGTATACCATGGAACAAGTTCAGGATACGTGCTTTCAATGGCTTCAATAAACAAATTAGCAACTCGCAATTTAATTTCGTCTGGAACATCTTTAGGCTCAACAAACAAGTCTGGAATAGTGTTACCTGACTGTTCAATTGCTTGTCTCAGTATTGCATCTTCAAGTATTACATCAAACACTTCGGGTTCAATTTGCACCTTGTCGTTGAATACTCTATCACCTATTACATATTCTTTATTGTCTAAATTTACTGTGATATTTTCTACACCTGCAAAATTAATTCTAGCATGTAATATTTTAGGTGCTATACGTCTTACATAAGACAAACGTATTTTTACAATTCTTTCATAGTCTTCAAGACGCATTTGTTCTGACAGATCTTTGCCTAGGTTTGCATTATCGCCTGCAATTTGGGGTGTTGCATATGCTTGGGCAATTTTATCATAATCTGCTGCTGATTTTATTCTGCTGAACACATCTTCAATTATTTCATCGTCACTTTCGTAACCTCTGCCTCCAGGTAAAACTGCTGCTAATAAATCGTTGTCGAACGCTGCTTTTAGTGCTCTTGCAAGACCCGCGTATTCTATGTCAGTGCTGGTTGGCTGATTTGCATATCGATCTGCGTCTTCTTGTGCAGCAGCAGTCTCTCTTTCTGCGTCAGTGGCAGCACCTTGCTTGAGTAATGCACTTGCAATGTTTGCAAAATGAAGAAACATCAATTTATGCGGAAATGACCTTACTATCATATAAGCATCAGGCAAAAGTTTCACTTTGCTGCCATTTATTTCTACACTAAAACTTTCTGGAACACCACTTAAAACTTTTCTTCTAAAATTTGTATACCATTGACGCAAGCCGCCTGTGGTTGTATTAATTTGTTGTATAAGAGCATCACGCTCTCTACCAACTCTTGCATTATCTCTTGGTGGAGGAAACCTAGTGTTTAGTATAGGTGTTATAATTGCAATCCAGCCATTGTAACCAATACCGTCGATCATATCTGCCAAACTGTTGATTGAATCTACATTTTTTACAGGAATCTCATCTGCCCAGTCTATACGTGCTGACATGGCTTTGATTTCACTTGCAACTCTGCCTTGTGTAATCTTTAAAAATCCAAAACCAGATTGTCCTTCGGGTATCAGTTCTGCGTCTATCAAATAGAATAAATCTTCGTCGTTATTAATTGTGTCATTTACTGAGATCTTTTTTGCTCTTGCAACACCTCGGGTTTGCTTTTGAATACTTTCTTTCCAGGTTCTAATAGCACGAGACAATTCAGCTGTCCATACTCCGCTTTCGTCACCCGTCCATGCCATTTGATCACTGTTCCACAAACTGCCTTCTGGTCTTTCTCCAAGGGCAAGTCTGTGTTTTTTCAGTGCTTGTTTAATTTCTTGAACTTGTAGATCTGTAGCACCCGATCTTTGTCCAAGCACGTTGGCATTGAACGGAGCATTTCTAAATTGAGCTAGATTGTTTTCTACAAGTAAAAGGTGTTCAAGTTTCATTTATAGGCCCATTTTTTTATTCAGTGCATCATACAACCTAGTTTTAATATCGCTTGTGTCAATATTTTCAGCTCTGGTCGGTAATCCTTTGTGTTTAGTGCTTGCCATTTTTTTCACATCTGCTTTTGACATGTCTTTAGCAACTTCTCCTGCTTCTCCCTCAGGAGGTGTATCGCCTTTTTGCATTGATCTTACAACGCCAAAGAATTGCTGCTGTTTTTTACTGACTGCTTTTTCATTCAGCAAGGCTTCTAATGCTTCAATCCTGCGCTCTAATGCACTAATACGATCATCATCTTCGTATTGTATGCTATCGCCGACAAGTTTGTCTTTTAATGGATGAGGCTGTTCGCCAGTGCGACTAGGCTTGCTTAATTTGGGCATAGGATCACTACCTTTTGCTTGACCTGCACTACCTGTTTTTTGTCCTTCACTTACACCAGCAAGTGCTGCAAAATCTGCTACACTGTAGTTTCTATCCATCTGTAATGAACCTTCTGGCACACTTGCACTTTCTTGCAAGTAATCTACATCTGACTCAACTGGCGCTTGTGCAGCACCTTGTGCCTGTCCTCTGAGTCTTGCTAGATCTTCTTTAGGATCTACAGGATCCAACGCAAATAGTTTGTGCTGTAGTGCATGAAAATCCATTACATGTTTCTCCAATCGTCTCTTGGTCTTACATCTGGACGTGTAAAACTTTGATTCATTTTAATTAACTCTTGTTTGCGTAATCTTATGACATCTATTAAATATTGTCCTGCAGGAGATGCTTTTGGATTTGTCTTTAGATAATCACCAAGATGTTTTTCCATCTTGGCAAGTTGCTCAACACTAGGAACATTTTTTATTAAATTTTCTAAATCTCGTTTTGCATTACCTGTTTTCTCTAAATATTGCATAAATTCGTCAGGATTCCATGCATCTGGTTTTTTACCCCATGGCATTTTCTTTTTGACGTTAAGCGGAACATATTTCCATAGAAACTCGCCTACTTTAATAAAACTACGAATTTCGTTTAGCTGTTGTGCTTCAGTAACAATCTCGTTTACTTTCATGATTATTTCCTCTGAAGTTTTGCTTTTAGGTTTGCTTTATATGTTGTGAATTCTTCTTCGCTTAATACTGGTGCTCTACGCTTTGGTTTTGCACTTTCAGCAGCCATTGGCATTTCCATGTTCATGTCGTAATCCATTGCATGGTATACGCTTGAAATGTAGTCTGCGGCTTTTGTAATTTTGGCCTGTTGCCATCCCTCAATGCCTTCTGCTTCTGAAACATTTTTAAGCATTTCGTGTAATTTTATTGAATATTTGGCCAGCTTGTATAGATCGCTACGTGCCATTTGAACTTCGTGATCACGTTCTGCACGATCGGCAAGATCTGCTAAACCTTCTTTGATTTTCTTTGTCATTATAATGCTCCGAATAGTATACTAATACTATTTATCAGTTAGAGCTAGTTGTTATCGCCAAATGCTAAATCGTCATGTGCTTCAGCATATGCATTCATCATAGCAATCAATGACTTGTATGTGCCGCTGTTTGGTGCTAACAATTTGGCAGCTTGATCAGGCTCGCCTCTATCTATAAGTGTTGAAAGATTTTGTAATCTATCCTTGATGCGCTGCTCAAGTTGATCCATTCTATACACGCCCATGCCTTTAACCAATACTTCGGATTGTGTAACGTCTTGATCCTGATGTGTTATTTCGCCATACTGACCTTCGTTTTTCTTTCTCTTCTTTTTTGGTGTTACAGTGCCGTTTCTGCTTTGCATGCCTAATGGCATTGCTACTGCTGCTACCGTAACTCCTCCAGCACTCATTTCGTTAACTGACTCTTTGATTGCACATTTGTGATTACCATTTTTGGCTTGCCATGCTGCCGGATCTAATACAGCACGTGGGCTTTGCGAACGATCGTTTGGAGCACGACCTTTGATTAAAACAAAATCCTCAAACGTGTCTATACGACAAGCAATTTGCTCTGCCCATTCAGTGTCGGCATATTCTTCTCGCATACTTACAAATTTTCTTGACATATCGCCTACAGCGTCATCTCTTTTTTCTGCCCAACGGTCAATATAACTAGGTCCTGTAAACCATTGCTTCACGCTATCTAAAAATCCTTCGTCTAGGTTACTTATTTTCATTGTATTCTTTCCAGTATTTTGCTCGTTCGTTTGTGCTTGTATGCTTTTGTTCGTGCTCTTTGTATTTATTCACATAGTGAGCAAATTCTATATCGTCTATGTTTCCGTCTTCATCGATGCCAAGGTTCGTTTTGCTTCCGCTATTGACAATCGTAACCGTGTTGCTTTCTGATTGGCTTTGTCCAACTTTTTGGTTTTCTTTTTTACCAGTTTTTTTAAATCTTTCTGAGTCTGCATACACTTCAACTTTCCTTCAATGTTATAACACCACAGGCAAGTCTATCACCTGCATTGCCTGTTTTAAGACTTTCTGTATCTCCGCCTTTGCCTAAATCATCTTTATCTTCGTGGACAACTACTGCTCTGCCTACAATACTGCGTTCGCCTCTAAGAGTAACTCTTTTGGCAGCTATCCTTACATTTGCTACTCCGCTTTTGTTTGCAACAATATTACCTAGATCGCCAACATGTCCTTTGTTTATATCTCCATGATTTACACCGTCAGGATTATAGTGGCCCCCTGCGCTTTCACAACCATTGCTCAAGTCTCCGAATTCATGTATATGAAATCCATGTTCGCCTGGAGTCAAACCCGATATTTCCCCAACTATCAATGTGTCGCCATCTGATTTTTGTTTGAATAGCAAAGTGCCTTTGACTGCATCACTGTGCTCTAAAACACTGATTGCAGTAATTTCTTCATCTGATTCTGTAACTTTGTTTAAACTTTCGCATTGGCAAGAAGCAGCTTTGGTTCTAGGACAAGTGTATTGTTTGCTTTCTGCAAGTCCTAAATTATACAATACATTGGTGCTTTTGCCTTTGACTTTGGTGCTCAGTGTCGGCGGGCGTCCGTCTTTGTCTACAATGTTACCAAATTTTGCTGCCTGTGTTTTTATTTCGTTTGGGCCAACATCATGTGTTTGATTTTGTGACGTTATACGACCTACACCTTCTAATATTTGGTTTATCTTCATTTTATATTCCCGATAACTTTTTAAGTCTTTTAACATCCATACTTGACAGCAATTCATCAAATTCCTCTGAATCTACATTAAAAAATTTTGCTGCTTCGTCTTGTGCGTCTTCAGGCTCCATACCTTGGTCTACAAGTTCTTTCTTTTTAGATAATATTCTTTTGACTCTAGCATCAGGAATTGTAGAATATCTTTTTTCACCTTCTTCTTCATATCTCTGCAACCATCCGCCTGTTTCTGCTTCCATTGGAATTGCATCTTTTAAATCTTCATTCTGGTGTATTTCTGGTGCTCTCATCCAATCAAAAACCATTGCAGGATCAAGATTGTGGTCTTGGATTGCCATAACATATGCTTGATATAGATCTAAATTGCCGTCTTGTTGTGCATAGCGTAATGCTTCGTCGCGAATAGATAGATACTTGTCTTCTATTTTATCGGCCATCTGACTCATATTGCTACCTTTGGCCATAGATTTTGCCACGTTCAACGAGCGAGTATTTTCTATGTCTCTTTTTGTAAAATCGTCAATTTCATTTATCTTCATTTGGTAAGATCCTTGTCGTCAATAGCGCCTCCACTTACCCATGCTGTGCAACTACGTGAGCCTGCACATTTAAAATGTAAAAAATTACAATAACCTATGTCTGCTTTGTGTATAGTTGCCATTGCATCAGCATTTTTTTCATCGCCTTGTATACCTGATTCTATACATGCCCACATTTTGTCCGAAACGTCAAACGCTGCACAATTATTACACTGCATGGTTTTTGCAGTTTTCTCATCTATTTTCCAACGTTTGGCATAGTCTTTCCAATAGTTGCCAGGCTTGTCAGGATTGGCTGGTCCATAATAGTAATCGTCAATTGCTGTTTGACGATTTTTCAAATTAACATCAACATCTTGTGTTGCTATAGGACAGCCTTTATTTGCTGCTTCTACGATATTCAAGTAACTTCTCATTAGTCATCCACTGGTTGTAAATAGTCGCCGCGATCAAAATTTAAACGTCTCCGTTCTAACTCAATATTAAAGTCGTCGTCTGGTGCTGCGGATCTTGTTGCTCTTTTAGAAGTTTCTGCTGTGGTTATAGCATGAGACATTTTTTCGATTTTTTCATCGGGTAGGTTTTTGAATTTAGAACTGCGTCTAAGTATTTTAAAAACTTCTTTTTTATATTCGTCAAAATTCTTTGCAACATCGAATATTGCTCTTAGCCCTTTGGCTAAATTTTCTTTTATTGGCTCGTCAGTTTGAGCTGCAACACCTGTGCCAGCACCTATACCAACTGTGCCTGCTGTGGCTTTTTTCCAGTGTCTTTTAAAAGCCCTCCAGGTCATAGTTGCACCTTTAAAAGCAGCTATACCTCCCAATACATAAGCAGCCTCTTCTCCGACTAACTTTACTGCTTCTGCTCTTGTCATTTCGCCGCTTCGTAGCCCTGTATAAATTTTCCATGCTAAGTGCAAGGCATACAATCCAGTGCCAACGCGGAGTCCTACAGTTGTTAATGCTACCACAACCGGTGGTATGAATACAAACTCGTTTAACCTTTGGTTCTGTGTTACTTCTGTAATCTTCATAATTGTCTCGCACCCATTTTGTCAAGTGCATAATCTATATACACCGCCAGTTCAAAGTCTAATTGTGTTAGTGCTTTTACATCATGCGTATACACCATAATGATCATTTCGTTATAAAACAGCCCTAGGTCTGCAAAATGATCTAATTTGATTTGTGGCTTTTCTATCATCATCATAAAGCGTAGTGCAGCATTGTAATCGTCAAATGCTACTTTTTTATAGAGATATTTTTGCTCTCTAACTTCCCAATCTTTTGCATACTTTTTACGTATCTTTTCAATTTGTTTATAATTCATTACAGGATATTTCATTTTAGATCTGCCCTATATTCTTCTACATAAAAATCCATTGGAGTTTCACTTTTAAGTTCAAAAAATTCTCCGTCTGCATTTGTGCCACTTATGTGCTTAGGAGATTTCTTTTTGAAATCTTTAACTATGAATCTTCTTTCTTTGCCTCTGTGCGTTACTTCTAGAACATACCATGGATTCCAACTACGCCAAACTTTTTTGAATAAGCTCATCTTTTGGTCCGTCCTCTAAATTTTGCTGGCATACCTAACCAGTATGGTCTACTAAACCATAGTTCAAACCAATCTGGATCACCAGGTTGTATATTGCGATCTTTTTGTATTTGCGCTTTCTCTGTGCCAGTATGACTAATGTTTTCATTGGTATACGGTGTATATCCTTTGAATTCATTTATACCTGCAAGTTTTTGAAGCGTTTTAAGATCCATATGTTTGGCCTTTACAATCTTCTTGCACCAAACGTTCTACTATTCTTGATATATCTTCGTCTGTTAATAATTCATTTTTTGGATGCGGTATATTAAACTTTTCGCAATACTTTCCCAACCCTCTTGTCACTACATTTTGTAATGCTGTAGTGTCCATAGGATCAGACGCTTTTACAGTTTCAATTGCTGGAAATAAACTTTTACGATAAAACATTGGATCGTTACGCATAAAAATCACTAGGTCCTCGGACAAGTCCCAGTCAATTGGAGGTAGCAAGTTATCTGGTTGTGCTTCATGATCAAAAAATTCTACAATTTTTACCATTTTCTACAACTCCAATATCTTGCTTTACACTTTGGACCTGGATTATCGCAGTTGTGTCTTGCTCTAAAGCTCTTGCGTCTTTTAGGATTAGATTTTTTAATTTTTACGCCTTTTTGACCAAAGTTAATTTTCTTAACACGCTTCTTGCCGCCTTTGCCGGGACAGTTTACATATACCTTAAACTTCTTAACATCGCCTGCCATTGGCTTGTTTAATTTTACTTTGCGCCCGCGATATTTTGCTTCGAACATGTCGTGCTCATCTTCGGAAAATGCAAGGTAGCCGAACCACTCGTGAAAGTCTTCGTCGTCTTCTAGCGTCACTTCGTCTACATTTTCAAAATCGTCTTCGACATCTATGTCAAAATTATCAAAGCCCATATCAAACAGACTTTCTGCTAAGTTGTTTATATATTCTTCGGTAACAGATTTAACTTCGCAACCTACTGAATTATCAGTGACGTAAAACTCTTGTCCGCTCGTTCAATGGCATTTTAAAGTTACTAGTAATTGCTTCTACAATATTATGTTTTTCGTGTTTTTGGTCTAATATTACGTTTATAAATTTCATACTGTTGCCTCAATGATTTAGATAGACACTATCAACAGTGCCATCGGTCCAATTTGTAACAGTTACTCTTACCCAAACATAGTTGCCGGTAAAATTATAAATATGACCGCCATCGCTTAATTGTGTATCAACAGCAATGCTAGTGTGTGTTGTTCCATCAATATCAAACCAATCAGTTGATGCCGGATCAATTGCAAGAGTGCCTTGCATACTGATTGTTCCAATAAATCCTATTAGATTAAATTGAACACTGTGGAAACCATCGCTACGTCCATAGTAGCCGTCACCTTTGTATTTTTCACCTGTGATAGTTTCTGTGGTGCTATCTCCAGGATGGACATTTTGTGTTAAAATTGTTTCACTGTTACTTGGCATATAACTATTTATCTGTTATAAACCAAACGGTCAACTCTTTGTATATTGTCCCCTACAAGCATTTGCGCAATTAACAGTGTTTTTTCGTCTCTTACAAAAAAATAATAGCCTTTAACCCAGCCTCCAATGTGACATTCGTGCATTGCAATGTCTCCCATTTTAGCTAAATTTGGATTTGCCTGGACCCATTTAGCCAGACTGGGATTTCCTATCTTCTTACCGAGTGTAATTTTATATTCATAGAGCGGAGGTTCACTTACAATTATTACATTGCTTTCTGCTACCAATAACTTTGCATCTTCAGGATCAGGCTCCCAAAACTCTATAAACTTGTGTCTTACAGTATTGACAATTTTTGTAATAAAATCTCTGTCACTACTGTAAATGTTTAGTCTAAACGCTTCGCAACGTAAAGTAAACTCAATGTCAGTTGATTTACAAAGTAGTCTATATAAATCAATTGCATCAAAATAATCTTCTGTAGGTATTGAATCATACATACGAGAACTATACGCCCAAGGCATCTTTATCTCTGTGCTACCCGGAATAAATGCACTGTGCATTTCGTCTAACTTTACTCGTAGATGGCCATAATGACCATCTTTTTGCAACTCTGTCCTAAAATGTCCTGCTAATCTATTAGGAAAAGATGTTTTGTAAAGATACTTTCCGTAATGTAACTTTTTAGTTTTCAACAAGTTCATCAGTCATTACCACCAGTATCTCTAGTTCGTCATCCACATAATCGATACTGATGTTGCCGCCGTTTTTCAGTTCACCAAACAACATCAATTTACTTAAAGGACGTTTAATTTCGTGATCAATTACACGCTGTAATGGACGAGCGCCCATCTTACTATCAAAGCCTGTGTCAACTAGATAATCAAGTGCTTCATCAGAAACAGTTATATTGATATTCTTTTCCTTTACTTTGTTTTTAAGTTCTAGTAGGAACTTGCCAACAATTTTCATCATCACAGGCTTTTCTAGTTTGCCAAATGTAATGATGCCATCTAGTCTATTTCTAAATTCAGGAGGGAAAAACTTTTTTAGTTCTTCGTCGTCGTAATCTCTATCCATTGTTTCGCTAAAACCAATGGTATTCTTTTCTGCTTCCTGCGCTCCTAGGTTTGTTGTAAGGATTAAAGTAGCATTGCGGGCGTCTGCTTCTTTGCCATTGCTACCAGTAATTTTACCGTTATCCATAATTTGTAGTAAAAGCTGAGATACATCTGGATGTGCTTTTTCTACCTCGTCTAACAGTAGAATACAATTAGGAGATTCTTGTAACTTTTCTATCAATTGTCCGCCTGTTTCTTCGTGGCCTACATAACCAGGAGGTGAGCCAATAAGTTTACTTACGCTGTGCTTTTCTTGATATTCGCTCATATCAAAACGCACTAATTTTACACCCATTTGTTCTGCAAGTTGTTTACTTAATTCAGTTTTACCTACACCTGTTGGACCCATAAACACAAAAGAACCAATCGGCTTGTCTTCGTTTTTCAATCCTGCTTGTGCTACCAGTATTTTGTCTACAATCTTTTCAATTGCATCATCCTGTCCGTATACAACTTTTTTAAGATTTTCTGCCAAATGCACTAGATTTTCAGCTTCACGTTCCTTGACTTGATCTTCTGGTAGATTTACCATTTTTGCAAGTTCAAACTGAACACTATCTGCTGTAACAATTTTGTTTTCGGTTTGATTACGAACTTTGAATCTACTACATGCTACATCAATTAGATCAATTGCTTTGTCTGGCAATTTTTTATCTGTTTGATATCTTACACTGAGCTTCACCGCAGCTTCGATTGCTTCTTGTGTAATTTCTGTTGCATGATACTCTTCATAATATTTTTTTACACCTTGTAAAATTTCTATGGTTGTTGACGGACTTGGCTCATCAATTGTTACTCTTTGGAATCTACGCATGAGAGCACGATCTTTTTCAAAATATTTACGATATTCGTCCCATGTGGTAGATGCAACTACTTTAATATTTCCTTTTCCTAGCGCAGGCTTTAACATGTTTGCAAGATCGTTAGCACTGTTGCCACCGCCGGCTCCTGCACCCGAAATCATATGTGCTTCATCAATAAACATGATTGTTTTGCCTTTGTTTTTCAACGCTTGTAATACAAGTTTGAAACGTTCTTCAAAATCACCCCTATATTTTGAACCAGCTAACATACTTCCAATGTCTAGGGTGTAAACACTATATTCTTTTAGGAAGTCAGGCACATCATTGTTTTCTATTTTAAAAGCCAAACCTTCTGCAATAGCAGTTTTACCAACACCAGGATCACCTACCATAAGAACGTTAGATTTTGTGCGGCGACCCAATGCTAATGCAACTTGATCCATTTCTTCGTTCCGCCCAATGACTGGGTCAACTTTGCCTTGTTTTACTTCTTCATTAAGATGTGTAGTAAATTCTCTAAGGGCACGATTAGCCATGCCAGTATTTTCTTGGCCTGTTTCATGGTCAAATTCAGCATCAAACTCGTTTGCCATGTAATTAGAGAATTTTTCTTTTGTGATTCCGCTTTGGTCGCAAATATAAAATGCGTAAGTTTTCTTTTCGCTGAGTATACTGATAAACACATCTGCTATCTCAATATTGTTACGTCCGTGAAATAAAACTTGAGTAAAAGCACGGTTAAGCACCCGCTCAACAGTTTGTGTTTTACGTGGCTTTGTTTTACCCCCTTCGATCTTAATTTCATCTAATTTAGTTTTTAAATAGTTTTCAAGGGTCTTTTTGACATAATCTATATCAGCGCCAAACCCGCCGATAATGTTACCAAACTTATCTTCGCACAGCATTGCATACAATAAATGTTCTAGTGTAACGTATTCGTGATTTAATTTTCAAATAGTTTTCAAGAGTCTTTTTGACATAATCTATATCAGCGCCAAACCCGCCGATAATGTTACCAAACTTATCTTCGCACAGCATTGCATACAATAAATGTTCTAGTGTAACGTATTCGTGATTTAATTTTTTAGCATCTTTTACAGCTTTTTCAAAAACTGCTTGTAAACTTTTGCTCGGCTCAACCATTAATTTTCCTTTTTTTAATTTGTTTTAGTCGCTTCTTTTCAGCTAATTGTAACTTGTATTTGCTTACTCTGTCAATGAATTGTATTCCGTGTAGGTGATCATATTCATGTAAAAAGATTCTAGCATCTATATCGTCAAACTTTGTTTCTGTGTGAATGATAGTTTTTCCATCTTCTGCAAGTGTATCAAATTCAACAATACAACTAATAGGGCGTTTAAC